TGCTTGGCACGCAGTACAGGCAATACCAAACCTGCCGAAATTTAATCCTGTCTCAGCCTTCCCGCCACAGAACGGACAGGGTTTTAGTTCTATAATATCCATTAGTTTTTCCTCATAGGTAGTGTCGTTATATGGTTAATGTCCTCACCACATGACGAACAACAACCATCCTCGTCTACAGATGTACTGATGGTGTGCTTGCAGCAAGTACCCAGCTGACTGCTTTCCGACCAAGACTCGCTGGCACGAATGATAAATCTTGCCCTGTCGTGTCGGCTGACACCTTCATGCTTATTGACCACTTCAAAAAGTAGCTCGTTATATTTCTCGGTTATCTGCTCAAGCTTCCAGATGTAACGCTTCAACGCGCGAGGCGAACAAGAGCAACCACCATTGGTCATCTGCCCCGTCTTGTCGGTTGCGGTTACGCACGAATGGTCTCCGCATCCTCTGTCTTGCTCGCTCATAATCCCCCCTCTAGTTTAGTAGCGTTAAGTGTTGGGTTGTGAGTTTTCTTCTTATCCCGACTCGGCCAATGTATGCCGACGTATCCTTTCTGAAACGCCTGCGGGTCCTCGCCCTTCCGTCGGTCAGATCCTTTGCCTGCCTGTTTCTTCTTCATGGATTCACCGTGAAGGTTTCTTCTTTCGCGTCCCAGGTCCCGACCCCTGCAGCGACAAGCTGATTCAACGCATCCGTAGCCCTTCCGGTGCTCTTATACTTCCGGCCGTTGGACCTCATTAGCTTACGAGCGGAGACTGCGCCGCCGTAGTCGACCTTGACTTTAACTAAGAGCTCGTGGGTCTCGCGCTGGCTGTGCTGAGTGCTCGCAAGGCCGTACACGCGGATTTGCTCGTTAAGGAACCAACGGGCAAGCCTGACGCCAGCCTCCATCGACTGAAGCGAAACTTCGGCCTGAGCGTGAAGGTTCGCAATACCCTCAATCTCCGAGAGCGCCAAGCCGTGCACGCATAACGCAAGCCGAGCCGCAATCATTCGGGACTTGCTCGCAAACGTCTGAGACATTTCATCCATGTGTGGTAGATCGTGGCTGATATCGTCAAAGAACTCGATGTATCTAGCCTTAGCCGTGGGGCTCAGCTTGAGGATATGAGGAACGAATCGAGCGTTATTTGTGTCCAGTGACGCAAAAGGTCGAGTACGCAACCACATAATCGAGCGGGCCCAAGCCTTTTGATGCTCAGCCTTGATCTCCATCTCGGTCCAGCTCGTGCTACGCGGAGGAGGGTGGGCTATCAGGAGGCGCGGGACCAGTCCGGAAGCGAACTTGCCCGGATCAAAGCACTCGACTAGCACTTTAGGCTGGATCCCTCCGATGATGCTGACTGACGCCGCAGGAATAAAGAGCTCTTCATTGTTAGTCTTGCGGTCAAGCTGATACTCGTGAGCATCCCAGAACTCAAGCCATGCCTGCTCATCTCCGCCGGACTTCTTATAGGCATTGAAGCTCTTGACCCATCCGGCAAGCTCGTTTCGGTTACAACAAAGCCCACGCGGCGAGCTGGCCAGCTTCGCGACAACAGCTTCGAGCGTCGCGTCAGATATGATTAGACGATTCTGCGGGTTAAGCATCACTGTGTCTTCGTCAATATCATCTATCGCCGGAGTGTTGCGCAAAGGTGCAGTGATCGCTCTGAGCGGGCCCGACTTGTTTGTTCCGGACGCGGCCACTATGCCACCCCAGAGAGTCGGCGGGACCTCAAAGCCCTCTTTAAGCTTCAGGCGGAAAGCGTTACCCATCGCGGCAGCGGCGACGATCAGGACCGGCAAGCCGGTGAAAGACTGATCGACGCAATGCGCAGCGGCCGCCCGCTCAGCATATTCCGCAGTCTTGGCTGGCAGACAATCTATAGGAAACGGAATAAACTTCGTCTTCTGAGGCGTTGTGACCGGCGGAGGAATCTCGACGGTCCGCACTACGCTTTTGCTAGTGGTGTCGGGCGCGGCTAGATCCGAGCCTATTGTGTACTTCTCTGCCGCCGGTTGCTCGAACACCGGCTCAGGCTTCTTGATGCTCGCCAGCAGGCCGGTAGACATCTGGCGCCCTATCGACTGCATAGCTTCGTCATCGGATCTCAGTCCGCACTCATCCAGCAACCAACCACGCGGCTTCTGGCCTGGCGTCCGCTGGACCTCAGCAACCTTACGCTCGAAATCCTTAGCTTCGTCCGGCTTATTCCGGTTCCACGGCGGAGAGCATCGCGGGTTGAAATCAGCCCAAAGCAACATAAGCGCATCGCCAGCACTCATCTCAAAGCCAACAACCAAAGCCCGAGCGGCCCACAACAAGGCATCATGCCCTCCAGCGCCTTGTGTAGCAGGCTCGCACTCTTGCAGGTATAAAGAGGCGCGTTCTGTGATCCGCGTACCTTGGGGGCGTTCTGAGGGTCTAGAAACGGGCTCCTGAACCGGCAGTTCTGGGATGATGGGGCAAATGATGTCCAAAAGCGCTTCAGGTGCATCTTGTATCGGCGAATTGCTCATGCCGTATGGCCATTCGTATCGGTTGCCGTTCGGATGGATAGAGGGTGCTACGACGATATAACCGCCATTGCCCCTGATGTCCAGCTTAGGCATGAAGCTCTGCTTATTGCGTATGTCCCGTTGAGGCATAAGGAAAAGCAAATGACGACCGCCTGAGCCGGTCCGCGCTTCGAGCGTCTTGGGTAGTTTTCCAATCTCGGTCTCCAGCTCAGCAAATGATAACTCACCGTCTACGCCGTCGATGTCCAGTACGAAGAAACCCGAGCCCTCTCCGACTGCGATACCGATGTTGGCATTCGGCCACTTGTCCCACCATTGCTTGATGGTAGCTGGGTCGACGGTGGCATTCTTCTGCCACGCCTTTACTAAGGGGGTCTTCTCTCCGGGCTTAATTGGGTGAACTCTCCATCCGAGTGCGGCGTAGGCTAGGGCGGCTTTAAGCATTTTGTATTACCTCTTTTGGTTTCTTGCTTTGATAGCCTAATATTTTAGAGTATTTGCCATCGCGGACTACTGTTATAGATTCAGTGTAGTTGGCGATACTGTCATTAAGGAACATGTCTTGCAATGCTTTATCTACAGTAATAGTTTTTGCTGACTCAATGCCGAACCTATCGGCCCACCATTTATGAGACTTGTGCCCGGCATATCCTTCATGGTCAAGACAAATCCATTCGTTATATACAGAGATTCCGCATCGATACTGAACTCGGATACTGTCAGGCTTGCCAATCTTTCGGTTCCTGTTAACCGCCACGTCCGAAACCTCAAGCGTTTCCGGCTCACTCCCGAGAATGCTGCTCTTGCTTGCCTCGGCTTCGTGCATCTTCTTTTCGCGCTCAACAGCCTCCGCCCGCTCGATCTCTTCTTTGGGGATCTCCCATCCGCAGTAAGGACAAATTCGCACAGCCCGAGAGAATGTGTCGCCACAGTCGCCGCACCTGAAGAGCGCAACCTCACCAGCATCGATGCAGTCGATAGGGCCGTGCTCATCGATACAATGCGCATAGTCCAAGACAAGACAGTCCTCCTTTGACGGATGCAATCTGAATCCACGGCCAACCATCTGGATGTATAACCCCTTCGAGAGCGTCGGCCGGAGTAACACGATGCAATCTACCCGCTTGGCATTCAGTCCCTCAGTCAAGACGTTCACATTGCATATTGCGCGGTAACGACCGAGCTTGAAGTCAGCTAGTATCCGGTCTCGGTCCATACGCTTTGTCTTACCGGTAATCGTTGGCGCATCAATGCCGTACTTCCGTAGTTCCATTGCTACATGCTTGCAATGCTCAACGTCTACACAGAAGAACATAATGCTCTTCCGCTTCTCTCGGGTAATGATAGTCATAGCATCACGGATAGTCTTAGCAACCAATTCAGAAGAGTCGACAGTGCTGGCCAGGCTCTTCGTGATGTAGTCGCCTCCTGAGTTTCGCTTAACGTCATCAAGATTAGGCTGAGAGTCACCGACCTTCGAGCGCATCCTTGATAGGTAGCCTTGCGCGATCAGGTCCGCAACGTTGGCTTCGTAGCAAACCTTATTGAGGATGTGATCCTTATGACAGATCGGCCCGCAGCCCATCCTGAATGCCGTGGCAGTGAATCCTACGACTCGTATCTCCGGACTGGTAAGCTTGCTGTTGTTTATGAATTGCCTGTACTTACCCTCGCCCTTAGCTGGTATCCGGTGAGCTTCGTCGACGATGATCACGTCCCACGGCGGAAAGTCTCCCCACTTGTTATAGATGCTGTCGATGCTCGCGAAGAGAATTGAGTGATCTGTATCGCGGCGATTCAGTCCGGCCGAGTAGACGCCGATGTCACCGCCGGGCCAGAGAACGATCATCTCCTCCGAGTTCTGGCCGACTAGCTCTTTCCGGTGAGCAAGAATGCAGACCCGCAGCGGCGGATAAGACTTCTTCCATTGCTGAATAGCCCAAGCGATCATTACCGACTTGCCCGAGCCCGTCGGAAGTACGACGCAAGGGTTCCCCTCTTCATTCATCATGTGCGCATCCAGCGCCTCAAGCGCCTCCTCCTGATACGGACGCGGAACGATAGCGCCCTCAGAAATGGATGGTGGTGCAAATAGATTCACTTGCTGATGTCCTCCCATTGTTCGAGAGAATCTTTAGCTTGCTCGAAACCGCAGTCTCGACACGTCCTGCTCCACTTTGCCGTGATCCACCTGTGCGCGTGCTGGCAGTATTGCTTCCTTGGCGGCTGCGCTGATCTCATCGCGACGCTACCAAGAGCCACTGCTCCGCCCTGGTGAACCCGTAGCTGTCTCTTTCCTGAATATCCCCTTCTTGTCATAACTCCTCAAGCTCCCCTTCGTCTTCTGGTGTATATTATGGCTCTGCGAACATTGCCCTCAGCCGTATTCTCCGCTCGGGTCGCTACTGCAAGATGCGCAGGATTGACGCAACCGGGATTGTGGCACTTGTGATCGATGGTCAGTCCCGCTGGGATGTCACCGCAAAAGACAGCGTAAGCCCAGCGATGCACCCACCACGACTTGCCGTTGCACCAGAACCTACCGTAACCCTTGCCATCGAGCGTGGAGGTCCACTGCCAGCAATTCCCGTTCTTGACAACCTTGCCAAAGAACCGCCCGAAGTCGCTGAGCTTGGTTTCCGACATGACATTGTGCGCCGGTGCGCCAGAAGCTATTACTTCAGGGGTCATTTGACTTCTACTCCCAATAGCTTAGCGATCAGAGATGCACCGGAAACCGGATCGCGAGACATAAACTTGCCATCCCACACTCCTTCGTATGCCGGAATCGGCAAGAGTAGCACAAGGTCCGCTGGCGCTATGTGCCATGAAACCTGCGTCCCGTCTGGGAGTTCAACATATAGAACGTGACGCCATTCGGAGTCCCATCCCTCGTTGTCATCTAGCCCCTGTCCGGCTTTCAGTCCCATCTTTAGGGCTAGTGTCACAATGATCGCGGCAGCGAAGTTGCGTTCGCTGTAAGCGCGCTCGGTTCGCGCTCTGGCTTCTTTGAGAGCTTTCATCATTCTTTCCCCTTCCAAATTGCAACGTGCTCTTCCGCCTTATACACAACCAGTAGGAACTGATGCGCAAACTCGAATGCGGTATGAGTATCATCCTCAAAGCTGGCAGTTGGATCAGGAATGTCGGTGTAGTCGGCAATGCTGAGCACCTTCACCAGCGCCTCATTCGCCGCGTCACCTGTATCACCGTCCCATAGTCGCTCGCAATCGAACGGATCGTAGCGCTCTAACAGGGTCAGCTCTTTCAGCCCCTCGATATGATCTACCTCACCGGCAAACGATTCCTTGACTACATTAACCGCCGGTATCCCAACGATGGGGCCGGGCGTCTTCATCAGCTCATCGGTACTCCACATACCGTCACTCGCGCCATGCTTCCAGACTGCGCCGTCGTCAGTATTGGTGAACTCGATCCAGTCGTCACCCGAGTCAGTCGGCTCAGCGAAACTTATCAGACCAGGTATAATGAGATGCGAGTCGCAACCTGCATCCTGATCTTCGAGTCGGATATCCTTGTTATGCTTAGCGCAGGACCAGCGAGCCCAATCTTCATCCTTATCGATCTCAGGTGTCGCGTGACAGCAACTACGACAAGACCGACAGGGGATAGGCAAAGCAACATCAGCCGTGCCCCAGCACATCTTGTATGCGTCACAGAATCGGCAACTGAAACTGTCAGGCCGATTAGCGCAACGCTCAGGTGGCATCTGGGCTCTGATGATCCGCTCAGCACGCTCCATTAGCCAAGCGTAGTATTTAGGGTCAAACCTAACGCGCTCCGTGTGGATCTCATCTGTGGCCTTCTTCTTGCACTCGTACAAAGCGCGGGTCATGCCAGTAGATCCCATATAAGCTTGCATCTGAGCGTAGTGGACCGGCTTAGCTTTCTGAACTCCATCCTTCTTTACCTTCTCGAAATCCTTAGAATGCTGATCCTCAGTTCCGCCCATAGTCTTGAACTCAGCTACATGCCAAGTCTTCGGCGCTTCCAGAACGCCAAGAACGCAACCGTCCATGTGACCAGAGAAGTGACCGCCGAGTTCCTTCATTTCAAACTGCTGGCCAGTCTCGGGGTCAAGATCGTGGACCGTGCATCCGATTCCGCGAAGCTCCTCGATCATGCGCGGCTCTTCGAGATGTCCAGTTTGAAAGAGTCTGTATAGCCGTCCGCTGAAGTCAGGATTGCAACAGTAGCGGAACATATACCAGAGAGCGCGGTCGCAAGGGTCTCCAATGATGCTGGCGCCAAGGTATCCGCGTCGCGGCTCAGCGTCGCCCCTGTCCTTGTGCCACTTGTAGATAGCCGTTACCGTCTGAGTCTCTTGGGGTAGCAGTGATGAAATGTCGTTCATTGTGTGTCTCCTGTGTTGTTATAAAACGATTAAGCCCAGACTGGAGGCTAGCTGACAGACTAGATCCTTCAGGCGCTCGCGTTCATCTATGAGTCTTTCCTTTTGTGGGTCACGCAAGTTGTTCGATAGCGGCTCTCCGCATTTGGGGCAAACTTGTTGTTCGAGCATTGCTCGTATATTGCGAACGGTTTTCGGACCGAGTCCTCTATATCTCAACAGTTCAGAGTTGGACATCGCAGCTGGATTCTTGCCGTCAGCCTCTAGTATCTCGATCAGTTTCGCTGCTTTAGCATCATGAAACTTCATTGTGTGCCTCCTGTGTTGTGGTGGTGAAGACCCAAGACCTCTGCCGAGAACATGCTCCCAACAGAGGGAGGGAATAACTACGCAAGCTTCACTGTTACGCTTACCTTGCGGGGTACAACTTCGACGTTGGCAGCAACCTTCGCGAAGATCATTCCATTCTGTTCCTTCAGCGCCTCATAAGCCTTAGCGTCAAAGCCATAGCTGATAGGCGTAGTCGTCTCGGGGAATATCTGAATAGGCATCAGGTCAGGCGGGATGTCCAGAGCGCGAATCGCATCAACGTCCGGCTTGTAGCTCGTAGCACGCTTGACCGTCACCTTGAGCTCATCGCCTGCGGGAACCGTCTTGCTGGCATTGTCGCCAGTCAGGACAAGCTTAGCGATCTCTTCCTCGCATACTATACGAGTGTTCTTTGCCTTCTTCTCGATCTGCTTAGCATCGTGAAGCTCGATTGCCAGTTCTTCTAGTGTCTTATTTTCCATCATTCGTCTCCTGTGTGTGGTTTAAAAATCGGGACCGGCATCGCACCGGTTGGGGGGTTACGCTTTTTGAAGTGTTCGGCCCTAAGTCACACTTTTTCATTCTATTATTTCATCCAAGGCATCTTGCCCTTTACCGCCGGTGCCGCTGCAGGCTCAGTCTGCTGAGCCGAAGTCTCTACGGGTAAACTCTGCTGAGTTGCCGCAGGAGGAACCGGAGGAGGTGTAGCTTCCGCCTTGCCTCTCGACTTAGGCAATGGCGCACCAGCCGCCAGATAGCCGTCTATCTGATTGCTAGGCTCAGGATAACCCTTCTCGGGCTCTCCGGCCTTGACCTTCACATGAATCTGACATGCACCGCGAAGTTCATCGACGGTGGTGACATTAGCGATTCCAAACGCCTTACCAAGCTGGCCAACGTGCGCCAGTCCTATGGCTTGTGATTTAGCGCTCGGGTTCTTGATGTTGTGATCCCCAAACACTACTCGACCCGAATGTTTATCACCAAGTATAGTGGCTTTCACCTTCACTACATACCCGGTCTTCTTCGAGTTTTCCCTCGGCTCAACGTCACCGATGTCAGCAGGATACCATCCTGCCTCAATGATGGCGAAATCGCCAGAAGGTGCACCGTTGATCGCCTCTTCGGAGTTTACTCCGCCGCCAGTTATTTCAGCTATATCCATCATACCTTATATCTCCTTGTCTTGTGTGGGTTGTTATTTCGCTGCTTCTATTACTGCCGCCTGAAACGACGCCCAATCAAGCATAATTTCGTCTTGCAGGTGCCCGTACACCCCTCTACCTCCTCCGGGATGAGTTGGACTCTTTTGTGTGTAGAGAAAGCGCCGTCCACCGCTCGCGTCAATGGCGGTCTTCTTCGCTTTCGAAAACGTGGAGTCCTGTCCTTCCTTCTTGATAAAGACCTTCGTGTTGCAGAAGCCGATAACGTCCGCCCACCGCTTGATCTCATCAGCCTCGCCCATATCCAGATCCATATCGTACCAATTCCAATTGTCACCCTCTACGTTTTCGTGCTTCTTGACCTTGACATGCCCGATGACGATGCTGGCCATGTTCTTCGTGTCGCGAAGAGCTGTCAGACCGTCTAGGATCTGCACCCATCGCTGAAGCACAGCGCATTCTCCAGTGCGAAAGCCTGGAACCTTTCTGACGTTATTCACGCCGAACTCTTCGCACACGTCATCATGGATGAGCGGTGCCATTGCGGACGCGCTATCGAGAACAACTGTCTCGAAGTCGTGATCTTCCGTGTAGAGCGATGCGATGCACTCGTGAAGCTCCGCAAGCGTTGAACAGACAGGGAACTTCGGCACAGATAAATCATCTGCGCCCTCTTCGCCCTTCACCGAAATGATGATGGGCTTATTGATTCCTATCTCGGCAAGTTTTCCGTTCTCGAATCTTGATCCAGCCGCGAATGTAGTTTTACCGATTTTCTCAACGCCGAGGATAACCATCCTTGGCGCCTTAACTGCCTTTTCTGCGCTAATGCTTTCTAGTGTAATAGCCATGATTATTTGGACTCCTTCCATCCGAGTTTCTTAGACAGTGATGCGTGACGGCGGAGCTCAAGGCTAGTCTGCTTGGCCCGAGCCCTGAGACTGGAGAGCCTATCCCTGACCTGCTTGATCGTTTCAGGTCCAGTCATGTCGTGAGCTATTTCGTCCTCGCTGTATTTTACGCCATCGAGTACGGCAGTGAAGACTGGCTTAGTGGCCGGTATACGGGGAGTCCTGCCGTCACTAGGGCAGATATTAGTCATACGCCAAAATGGTCTGGAGTCAGAGGCGGACCGAGAGTTGACTCCTTTGGATGTATCTCCGATTGTAACATTCATGCATTCGGGTCTGCCTACCCTGTAGGTAGTGCCAGAATTAATAATATGCACCACTCCGCCCTTGAACGGTACTCCGTCATACGTCCCATCTACCAGCATACCTTCTTTCAACTGCTCATTACTTGTGAATAACTTACTCATCTACTGTCTCCTGTGTGGTGGTTGTTTAACTTGTTAGCTTCATGACCGAGCTACGATTCCAACGACGATGACCGCCAACCTTGGAGGGCTTCATCTTGTATATCCTAGACGATTTTACCTTGAGGTATTTACGGAGAGTTACCAGTGAAATTCGTAAGTACCTACTGACTTCTTCATCAGTCATGAGATCCTGCTCTACTGCTTCCACTTCGTCTCCTTTCGTATTTGGTTTGTCTCTCATCAGGCTGTGAATATAACCCGAGCCCAGAATGGACGCAAGTAAAAAGTGAAGAAAAGTGAAAGAAAAGCAAAACCAGCGATAAAACAAGGGTTTATCAGGCTACTCTTCGTAGAGCAGCCGCATACGTTGAAGGCGCAAACCGTAAGAGGTCCGCATTCCTTCGTCATCTCCGCTGTCAATCCAGACGTCAAACGATGACCGCCCGTATCGCTTCATGGCGGCCCTGAGCGCCTCTTTGCGCTTGTCTTTCGGGATGGATTCAGTCAGAACCTTGGCCTGCGCGAGAACACGCTTCTCGACGCCATCACTTTGTGTTGCTTTGTAAAGTACATTACCGACATCCCGAAGCGCAGCCTGCTCAGGGGTCTCAGCGCTCTTCAGCATAGATTCAAGCTCTCGTATACGTCTTCCGTAGGCCGTAAGCTTGCCGTTATCGTGAGTCTTGGTGACGCCTTTGTACTGAGACTCCATGATCGTTTTGAGTTCTGCGTCGGTAGCACCTTGACCTTTCATCTTTACAAGAAACTCTCGCATTGCATTGCGATCTAATGCCGGTGATCCTGGGCCAGTAGCCTTAAGCATCTGCCTGCCTATCTGTTTGTGAAACACCTCTTCGCTGCCCGCCGATTGCCGGGCGATAGCTGGATCGCCGTAATCAGGTCGAGTGTTTAACCCAAAGAACTCCGCGAAGCCTACCATCATACCGGACTTGAGTCCCTTTGCATTCATCATCTCGTAAGCGGCCCACGGCGCAATAGGAACAGGCGCCTCAGCAGCAAGCTTCCATTGGCTCGTTGCTTTGCCCCTCCAGTCTGTTCCAAAATATATATTGGCAGGTGTTGTAAAGCCGGGGTGCAACGCATTTTTGACGTACCTAAGAATATCATTCCACTGGTCGTCTTTGTACCCCGGCTTATTGAGCTTTTCCTGCTCAGTAGCAAACCATAACCTGGACTCTCGGAGGTTGACTATATCCCCGTTGGCGTTTTTCCTCTGTCCACTGATTAGTTTAGCAGCAAAATTCAACTTAGATCCAAATGGGCCGAGCAAGGGGATGCTGAAACCGAACCTTGTTGGGAATTGCAGTATTCGAGAAGACCGCAGATCAAACTCTATATCCTTATCATCATCCTTGAGCCAGTAGGCAAGTGCAACCAGAGCGGCCAAAGTCGCATAAGCCCTTGCGTATTGCACAGCGAATGCAGCGGAAGACTTTATATCGCCCCTTGCTTTCTCGGTGTCGCCCGACAATAGGTTTAGTCCACTATTGAGCCCCGGCGCAAAAATAGGCAGGTGAAGAACCGTTCCCATAGTGGCCTTCCAGAATGAAGGTGCGGTGAAGAGGCGCGACA